TCCGATACGGCATCACCGAGGTGCAGTATGACGAGATGCTCGCGGCGCAGCGTTTCGGCTTCGCCATCTGTGGCGCGGAAAACGGGTGGGACGGCAAGCGTCTCGCCGTAGACCACTGCCACTCAACCGGGATCGTCCGGGGACTCCTGTGCGACAGGTGCAACCTGATCTTGGGGAAGGCCCAAGACGATCCCGACCTGCTACGCAAGGCGATTGAATACCTAGCGTAGCCGGAACGTCACGTATTGTGTATAGAGCTCGTGGTGCGGACCTGGTAAAGGGCCGCCTGGCGGTAGATGGACCAACCCGCGACGCCGTACCAGCCGATCGGCCGGGCGCGCATGAGCTTGTCCACGACCGGACCCACAACCACGTGGAAGTCCTCCGAGACGGCTTCCGCGAGGGCCTGCTGGCCCGCGAACAGCGTGTAGAACACGCGAGCCGAGGAAGCTCCAGTGGTGTCCTGGAAGGCCCTGGGGGTCTCCACGAAGTAGGCACCCTGGTACTGGCCGATCTCGCCAGCCCAGATCGACCCGGGGGCCGAGTAGACGTGCGGAGCGAGCCAACCGGCGATGGTCGCGGCCTCAGACTTCAGGTCGTACGACACTTCCGGGTGGATGGCCGCCCAGTAGAGCGAGCCCTTGCGCGGGAGCGCCTTGCCGGTGCGGAGCTTCGCGACCGCGGCACGGACGTGCTGCGACTGGAAGAGGTCCGTACCGGTGATCGCCGAGTTTGCGCCGGAGTTGAACGTCATGGAACCGCCAGCCTGGCGGATGACGTTGGTGCCACCGGTGAGGACTGCCAGGACAACCTGGTCGATAGAGTCCACCATGTTGAACGCGACGATGTTGGCGATAGCCGGGTCCACGTCCGAGAAGCTGAACAGGTTCAGCAGCCGGGTGCGCAGGACGGCGTTGCCGTATTCCGCGAGGGTAACCGAAATGGTGCTCGGGTTACCGATCGCGACAGCGTCGGGGTCAACGGTTTCCGTGAGAGTGCTCGTGGCCTGTGCAAGGTCGTTGTACAGTTCGAACACGACGGAGCTGCCGGGCATGGCCTGCTGCGCGGGTCGCTTGTCGGCGACCTCACGGTGAAGGGGCTGCGCGCGGAGCTGGAACTCGACCAGGCGGTCATAGGCAGTCTGTACCAGGTTGGCGAGTGCGCCAGTCCCGGTATAGCTGTTAACCATAGGTTAGCCTTGTCTTGAGAGATTCAGGAATTGAGGGCCACCGGCCCCCGGTAGTCACGGAGGAAGGCCATTACATCCTCCTCCGATTCGCATGCGGCGAGGCGGGACTTGAAGTCGATCTCGGTGTGCGCTTCCGCAGCTTCGAGCTTCTTCATAGTTTCGTACCCGTCCATCTCCGACTGCGAGAGTGCGCTGCGCTGCTCCTGCGTCTGCTGGGTCTGGCCAGACCCGAACAGTTCCGCATTCTCAGCGACCCACTCGTCCACCGATTCGACGGTGGTCTCCCGGTCCTTGGGGTAGAACTTTGCTACCCTCGGATCGAGATTTCGAGCCGACAGGATCTCTGCAAGGCCGGAGTGGCGGCTCACCGCTTGTAGCTTTCCCATCTCAGTCCGGAGAGCCTTGAGCTCCTCGGCCTGGGTTTTGGTAAGCTTCCGGAGAGCCTTCATACCGTTTTCCGGCGCTTCGTCGATTTCGTCGAACTCGTTTGTGCTCATGCGAGCGATCTCCCTTTTTAAGGCCGCGTCCACCCGGGGAAGGTGAACGGATACCTGGTTGAGTTGCCAGACTGAAATACATTCCAGCGACGCTGACAGAGTCGTGGAAGAGTTGCGGGAGTGGGATTCGAACCCACGGCCTCCGGGTTATGAGCCCGATGCGCTACCGAACTGCGCTATCCCGCTGTGCGGTGTTCGGTCAATACCGAACACCGATGAGACTAAAAACCGGTTCCCGCAGTCTGCTGAGAGAAGGACTTCTGTCCGACTCCGCCCTGACCGGTGAACGTGGCCTGCTCCTTCTGAGACAGCCCCAGGCGGATGTTCTCGGCTTCGCCGGAGTTGCCCAGGGTCTCGTTCTCCGCTTCCTTCTGCGTGTACGCAGGGGCCTTGGAGTAGATGCTGCTGAGCTTGGCCGCCTCGGGCATCATCTGAGAGATCTTCTGGTAGGCGCTCTGGGCGGTAGCCGCAGAGACGCCCTGCTGGGCGAACTGGAGGGCGCGAGACGAGTCCACCTGCAAGCCGGAGAGCTTCCCGGCTTCGATGATCTGGGCTTGGTTCATCTTCTGCTGGAGCACCGGCATGGCGGTCTTGTCGTTCAGGAAGTACGACGTCAGGTCGCCGTGGGCGACGCCGATCTGGGCGAACGCGCTCAGCAGCTCCGGGGGAGCCGTGGTGGTCGCCTGGACCGCAAGGTTCACCCTGGACTGGATCTCGGTCGGACTGATGTCCTTGCTGATCCACTCCGCGTACTGCTTCTGCGACATGAAGGCGGGGTCCAGACCGCCAGCTTGGAGCAGCTGGCGGTAGCTGGCCTCGGTGGAGAGGTACTCCGCCGGGGTGAGAACCTGAAGGCCGAGCTTCAGCCGGCCGTCGTTGCCCGCGAACCGCGCCTTGTACTCCGGAGTCTGCTGGAGAAGCGTGGTGATCGTGTCGGAGCCGAAACCCTGCTGGAGGAAGTCGAGGATCTTCGGGGCGAGGGTGCTCAGGCCGTAGTTGTTGAACAGGGTCGAGAGGGCGGCGAACGCGTCGCGCTCCTGCCCCGGGACGCCCTTGAGCTTGTTGAGAAGCTGCTGGTACGGGGTGAGTACCGGGCCCTTCTTGGGGGCGGGCTTCTTGGGGGGCTGCTTCTTGGCTGCCGGAGGGGGTCCCGTCTTCGCGGCGGGCGCGGGCGTCCAGTGAGGCCTCGGGGCCGGGTTCTGCGGCGCGGGCGGAGCCGGAGACCACTTCGGCCTGCCGGTGGGCTTCTTCGCCATGTCCAACTCCTAGTAGGCAAAGCCCATGTCGGTGAGTACCTTATGGGCGGTGGACATGACGGACGTCTGCGCGTTGTTCGTGGCGAGCCACGCGGGATTCTGGCGGGTCTTGACCTCGAAGTCCGTGAGGGACAGCGGGGTCGGCTTGCCGTTCTGCGTGTTCTGCAACGCCTTCTTGATCATCGGGTTGAGGATGTTGATCTCGCCCGGACCCTTCTCCAGGAGCTGCTGTGCCTGCTGGATGTACGGGTCCGCGATATCCGAGACGTTCATACCCGAGTTGATCTGCTTGGCATACGCCGGGTAGGTCGCGGCCGCCTGCGTGCGCAGCTGGCCCGTGACGGCGTTGACGTCGGTGGAACCGGCGATGATGTTCTTGATGTTGCCGTCCAGCTGCTTCTCCGGGAGGAACACTCCCAGGTTCATCATCTGCTGCCGCAGCGCGGTCTCGTCGCCGCCCGCTTCGCCGCCGAAGTGGAGGCCGCTGACCGGGGTGACGTACTGGGAGAACTTCTGCCGCAGCATGGCCGTGTTTGTGTCGTAGCCGTTCATCAGCGCGTCGACAGCCAGGGCGTGCACCTGCGACGCCGTGGGCATCGCGCCCAGCTGGGCCGCAAGGTTAGTCAGGGTCGCCTGGAGGGACGTGATGTTCTTGTTCCAGGTGGCCGGGTCCGACTTCATGGTGGCGAAGGCCTGCCGGGCGGAGTCCGAGTGCGTAGCCCACCAGTGGGTGTTCTGCACGGCGGAGACGAACTTGTCCTGGCTCCAAGAGCCCGCGACAGCCTGTTGGAAGATGTTGTTCAGCTCGGGCACCGACGTGACCAGGGCGGCCACCAGGGGGCTCTGTGAGCGCAGGGAGTCCAGGCTGAGCGTCGGAGACGCGGCTGCCAGCGCCTGCGGCGTCTGGAAGCTGTAGGTGCTCCCGCTGCCGCCGCTGGGCGAGTTGCCCATCCTCGACATGACCGAGTTGACGTAGTTCCTGGTCGAGATTCCGCCGTCGGAGGCGTTCGAGTTGACGTTGGGCTGGCCCGAGAACCACATGGAGGCTGCGCCCGCGTACCCGTACTTGTTGACGTACTCCAGGAACTTGTGTGCGGCGATGCGGTCCTGGAGGGCGTGGTTGGAGAGGAACTCCGAAGGGCTGATCGAGTATCCGAGCGCTTCGCGAGACCATTGCGCGATGTTCGCGGGCATGATCTGGTAAGCGCCCATGGCCCCCGCGCCGGACCGG